ATGAAGAAGGTAGTTAAAAATAAAGAAGATAATGTTGTTTTTCTTAGACCAGAGTTAGAACTTAAAAAATTTGTTGGTGCGATGGTGCAGTATTCAGCACCAATTATTGTTGAGGCTTATTCAGAAGAGGAAGCTGAGCAACTTATTATTGATCGAGAAACAGAACTTGAAGTATCTGAGATTGATGTCATAGTAACTAAGTTACATTAAAAGTTTGAGCGGAGAACGCAAATGGACAATACACCGATAAAAAAATATGAACCGAGAGATGCAAAGCTGAGTAATATTTTAATTAATACTGCGCGATATGAAAACGCACAAGGATTTGTAAAACTCTTCTATAGATTAATTAATTGGCGACAGATCCAAAAAGCAAAAGACCTAAAGATAAACTAGGAGTAAAAAGGTGGGAAGATGCAACGATAATCGGACTGTCTGGAGAATGAATCTGCCTATGCTTCTTACTGAGTACCCCCATGCCCCTCAACTGTGTTGGCACGCAACTAAGATTGTAGACCTATGGATGGTGAAATTATATGGTGTGCCGCAACAACCCCCACGAAAGAAAAGACAACAAGGAAAATGATTATGCTAAAAGCAGATAGACTTGATGAAGCTATTATTGGTACAACGATGTTATGGGGCGCAGAAGGTGAAGTTTTAGTCTATTCCTGTGAGAAGTGTATTAATATTTTTATGGTACGCGATGGCATGGACTACGATGAAGCCTATGAATACTTTGAGTTTAATACGCTAGGCGCATATGTAGGTGAGCAAACGCCTGTGTTTGTGTGGACAGACACTACAGACTTAGAGTTATGACCCCAGAAAAAAAGGTTAAGGTAAAGATCTGTAAGATTCTCGATAAGATGGGGGCTTACAGATTTTATGCATCCACAGGTGGGTATGGCTCGTCTGGAATCCCAGACATCATTGCTTGCTATCAAGGTAGGTTTATCGGCATCGAAGCAAAAGCTAATGGTGGTAAGCCCACGGCCCTTCAGTTAAAAAATCTTAATGATATTGAGCAGTGTGGTGGCCAAGCATTAGTGATTGACGAACACAACGTTAATGAGTTAGAGTTACTAATTAGTAAATTTAAGTAGAGGATAAATAGTATGCAACAGGATCTTAAAAGGTTTAATAGAGAATACGCACCCCAAGTTTCTGCCATTATTAGAATGGTATCTAAACAAGTCCCAGTGAACTCGCCAGAGGCAGACCTTATGTTTGCTGTTTTTGCTACAGCCGCTAGAGATCTAGTGACATCACAGTATAGCGCTTATGAGAAAGTATCTGCACTAAGCGCGAAAAAATATCTGAACTCAAATATGGGACACTTAACAATTATTGGCATCGACCCGGACTGGGTGAGGGGTCTTTTTAAAAAAGCTAACGTAGAATTTTTATTGAGAGGAAAATGATGAAACAGATCTCAGATGATATTTCTCACCCTAGTCACTACACGGCAGGAAAAGTCGAGTGTATTGATGCAATTGAATCTGCTACGCAGGGGTTATGTGGTGTAACTTCAGTGTGTGTAGGCCAAGTAATTAAGTATGTTTGGAGATATTCTCACAAGGGAACTCCAGAGAAAGACCTAGCGAAAGCAGATTTTTATCTTCAAAAACTACGCGGGATAATAGCTGAACAGAACACAAAACCTATAGAACAAACTAAAACCGCTAATTTTATTAAAGAAGAGAAAGATTTAATTGCTGAACTTTCAAACGAAGAAGCCGCTGATTTGCTTATGCGTAGGTTTTGCCCGACCGGAAGCTGTGATGACTGATGAAATAGATCGAGCCAACGATCAGATTCAGAAATATTCTGAGGCTAGAATCAAAGATATAAGAAACAATATAACCATACCTCACAATCTTACAGGGAAGTGTCTCTGGTGCAAGGAACCCATAAGAGATAAGCGGCGGTGGTGTGATGCAATCTGCCGAGATGAGATGGAACAGCATAATTTAGTTTAATTTAAGCATAAACCGACCCCTCAGAATGCGATTCTGAGGACTTTAGCGTGGGGGGTAGTGCATTAGTAACCCCCCAAAAATGCAGTTATAGTGTTTTTTAGTATAGTTATTGAGGATACAACATGGAGCATTTAGTAACATTAGATTTTGAAACCTACTACAGTAGTACTTATGGTTTAACCAAACAGACCACCGAAGAATACATACGCCACCCAGAGTTTCAAGTTATTGGTGTGGCTATAAAAATTGATAACGAAGAAATATCTTTTCATACAGGAACTCACCAAGACATACAAACAGCACTAGATGACATTGATTGGGGAATATCTGGTCTTGTGTGTCATAACACTTTATTTGACGGTGCAATCCTAGCATGGATCTTTAAAATAACCCCCGCCTTTTACTTTGACACTTTATCTATTGCCCGCGCTCTACACGGAACTAATGCTGGTGGGTCTCTTAAAGTATTAGCTGAACGTTATAATCTTGGTAAGAAAGGCACGGAAGTGTTAGATGCAAAAGGTAAACGCCTTGAAGACTTCACGCCTAACGAACTGTCAGCCTATGGGTCCTACTGTATAAATGATGTGCAGATAACTTTTGATTTATTTGGAATTATTGCCCCTAAGTTTCCTGAGAACGAACTATATCTAATAGATATCACGCTAAGAATGTTTATCGAGCCACAGTTAAAGGTAGACGATGCACTATTGATTGAGCGGCTACAGGAAGTCCGGAATGAAAAAGCCTTGATGCTTGAAGGTCTGATGGCTCGCTTAGAATGTGATACTAATGAAGCAGTGAGAAAGAAATTAGCCTCTAATAAACAATTCGCGGAGCTGCTGGAGGAACTTGGTGTTTCCTGTCCTATGAAAGAAAGTCCTACCACGGGTAAACAAGCACCAGCTCTAGCTAAAACAGATGAAGGGTTTATTGCCTTACAACAGCACGATGATCCACTGATTCAAGAACTATGCGCTGTGCGTCTGGGTACTAAGTCAACGATTGAAGAGTCTAGGATTGAAAGATTTATAGATATAGGCTCAAGAAATAAAGGATTCTTACCCATTCCTCTCCGTTATTATGGGGCGCATACAGGTCGGTGGGCCGGGTCAGAAAAAGTTAACTTCCAAAACCTACCATCAAGAGACGCTAAAAAGAAAGCCCTCAAGAAATCTATCGTACCACCTGATGGACAGGTTGTTATTAACTGTGACTCATCTCAGATCGAGGCTCGTGTACTAGTCTGGTTAGCAGGGCAAGAAGATGTTATCACTTGGTTTGCAGAAGGACGAGATGCATACTGTGAGTTTGCGAGCAAAGTCTACGGCAGAACAATTACTAAGGCAGATCCAATAGAAAGGTTTGTTGGTAAGACATGTACGCTGGGACTAGGCTTTGGGACTGGTTGGAGAAAACTTCAGGTCACGCTAAAGACCTCACCTCCAGTTCAGACTTTATCAGATGACGAATGTAAACGCCTAGTAAAAGTCTACCGCGAACTAAATTATAAAGTGATAAACTTTTGGGGCGCGTGTGATCGTGCGCTAGAACACATGGCTAATTGGCCTAGTGAACTAGAGCCTTATTACATTGGTGAGAATGAGTGTGTAATGATAACCCCAGAAGGGATTAAGTTACCCAACGGCCTATACATTTATTATCCTGATTTACATTATGATACGTCCGAAGATAGAGGGGGGTACGTCTATAAGTCTAGGCGGGGAAAAATTAATATCTGGGGTGGTGCAATGACTGAGAACATCGTACAAGCTTTAGCTAGAATTGTTATTGGCGATCAGATGATTGAGATAAACGAGAAGTATAGGCCCGCATTGACAGTACATGATGCGATAATTTGTCTAGCGTCAGAGCATGAGAAAGAAGAAGCGATGGACTTTGTATTAGATGTGATGGGTAAACCGCCTGAATGGGCAACAGGATTACCAATTGCTTGTGAGGGTGATTATGCAGATAACTATGGGGATTGTTAATGCACCACTTTAAACATAATTTAAACATTGATACTAATACGATTGCAGAGAAGATATTATCTTTAAGACCAATATGGGAAAGTAGATCTAATGATTTTCCTTTTTATACGTTGGGCAAGTCGGCTTATCTGGACGGTAACACGACAGAGTATTATGAAGAAAGGGTTTGGATAAATGAACTTCTTTATAGAAACTTTTCTGGACTATATGAGACAGTGTTGGAGTGTTTATCTGTTGAGTTAGGAAAAGAGGTTAGTTTGACTCAGGATTTAGCACTACCGGGATTTCATATATTTCCTACTGATGAAAAGTTTATTGGTATAGCAGGGAAGTGGCACACTGATTATCCACATAAAACTTTAGGACTAGGGGATATAGGCGCGTCTGCTTTCACTGTAGCTATTGAACTACCTAGTTGTGGTGGAGGTATGGACTATATAGATACGAGAGGAAACATTGTACACTTACCCTATAAAGAGAAAGACCTAGTATTACACTCAGGATTAACTCCCCATAGAATTGCAGGGCTAGAAAAATTCTCTCCTTGCGAATATAGAATAACTCTACAGGGACACTTAGTTAAA